ATACTAAAGTGGATTTCATTACAGCAGAGAACGTTGCAGATAACATTCTTACTTGCCGTGACGCAGATATTGCTTACGCGAACGATTACTTGCACAGGCTGGCTCACGGGTTCGGCTTAGATGACGGCGATATCAAATTACCAGCAAGAGAAGTAGTAAAACGCCTTGGCAGTGCTATTGCTTGCCGTGAATGTGCGGCATCCATGGTTGGGTCTGATGCCACCGTCATGGTGGATGGGAGCAGGTCAGAGGATATCTATCTTCAAAAGTACAAGGTATATGCTGATTTGGCTAAAAACATAGAAAAAGGGATGACATACGAAGATTTTGCCATTACTGGTGTAGACAGCAGCGGGAAAGGGGGCGTCGGGGTAATTCGGTTATCCCGGGCATAATGGCGGGGACAACAGACCGGCTTCACCGTATTTCAGATGAATTACTTGCCATATTGAAAGAGGAAGTACCGGATATCCCATGGACAGAATCCGTCATAGGGCCGTCTTTTCCACAGACGCTGACAGGATATATATGCTGTGATACGGTAGAGTACGAATCGTATACTAAGCAGGCGGCAGCTGCCAATGCCCTGTACACGATTGAGATTATATGTCCGGATCCGCAACATATGAATTCAGTGCGGCAGGTTGAAACACTGGCGATACAGGTGAAAGACGTTTTGCGTAAAAATGGAAATATAGATGGCTGGGCATTATCCAGCATGGTGAACAGAATCGTTTTTGCTACTCCGGCCGGCATGAAGCATGTAGGTGTTGCCATTATGGAGTTTGCAGTACGTTTTATTGATGAGTAGAAAGCAGGAGAAATAGTATGAGCAGAACATATGCAGAACCAAAAACCGTATCTAATGCGGCATTAGGCAAAGATTTTTTAATTTACTTCAACACAGGTGCTACGGAAGCTTCGCCTACATGGACGTTGTTAGGCGGACAGCGAAGCGGCGATTTATCACGTAAAGCTGACTCTATTGATGTCAGTGATAAAACAACAGGTGGATGGAAGGCATCAAAAGCTGGCCTGAAAGAGTGGTCGATGGATTTGGAGAGCGTTATTATTATGGATGATGAAGGGCTGTTATTTTTGGAGGACGCGTTCAATGATGGACAGCTTGTGCAGATAAAATTTGAATACCCGGATAAAAAGTATCGTACGGGATGGGCAGCAGTGACAGATTTTAGCTATTCTACACCGCATGATGATGCTGCAACAGCCAAGGGAACGTTATCCGGGGCAGGCCCGTTGTCTGAATTACAGACCGCTAAATCTGTTGGAGCATAAGGAGAAAAAACATGAAACAAGTAAAGTTTGAAATATTCGGAAAAGGTCAATATTTGTTTTTTAATATTTCGCGTCTGATCCAACTGGAAAAGGCAGTAGGAAACGGGATAGGTGCAATTGTTAGCAAGAAAGATTTGAGTTTGGACGTGCTTACCAAGGCATTGTCCATTGGACTGGCACAGCATCAAAAACGCAATGAGATGTGGTATGCCGATAAAATACAGGCGTGTCTTGATGATGGGGCTGAACTGGATCAAGACTTCTATGTTCCTTTGGTTAAAGCGATTGCCGGAAGTGGCATTCTTGGGAAAGCAGCGTACTATGGGGCTTTCCCGGAAGAAATGACGGACAAGGCAAAAACAGAAGTGGATGATGAAGTAAAAAACGATTAGCGGCTCCGGATGAAGCCCCGCCGACATTTTGGGAATGGCTGGAATGGGCGGAGACAGAAGCCTATGGGCCGCTCGGGATGAAGCCGTGGGAGTTTATGAAATTGACGCCTATGGAGCTGAACAAAATGATTGATGGGTACCAGGTACGCCGTGAAGACAAAGTCTACAGGGATGCCTGGTTTTTTGCTATGGTGATTAATGCACACCCGGTAAAGAAAGCCGTAATGCCTAAGGAGCTGGCCAAACCATTCTTACGGCAGAAAAGTATAGCAGAAAAAGAACGAGAAAAAGAAGATTTTATGGAATCGTTTAAACGACAGCGGAAGGAGGCACTGAAACATGGCGACGATAGCTAGCATCATGGTTAAAATAGGGGCAAACAGTTCAGCGTTGCAAAAAGAGTTGAAAACAGCTCAAAAAGAATTGAATGCCACATTCGGAAGCGAATCAATGAGCATGTCAAAATATATGATTGCCGGCATAGCCGGTATAGGTGCCTCGCTGGCCGCATTAGGCGTGAAAGCTGTACAGGCGGCGGGGAATATGCAGCAGGTACAGGCGGCAATGACTAACATGCTCGGCAGCGCGGGGACAGCACAGGATTTATTAGGTAAATTGCAAGACTTTGCTGCCAATACCCCCTTTGAATTCAATGACGTTGCGCAGGCATCACAGAAGTTCCTGGCATTCGGGTTTACAGCAGAGCAGATCATACCGACATTACGTGCTGTTGGCGATGCTGCAGCAGGTGTAGGGCTAGGGCAGGAAGGTGTCAACCGGTTAACACTGGCAATGGGGCAGATGGCTGCCAAAGGCAAGGTTGCCGGAGATGAAATGCTGCAGCTGACAGAAGCTGGGATTCCTGCCTGGCAGATGTTAGCGGATAAGATAGGGGTATCTATTCCGGAAGCAATGGACATGGTAACGAAAGGAACTGTTAATGCACAAACGGGACTACAGGCACTGACTGAAGGAATGGAAACCCGCTTTGGCGGTATGATGGACCAGCAGGCACTGACGATTACTGGGACCTGGTCCAATATGATGGATGGCATTGGACAGGCTGCCGTTGCTGTGGGGCAGCAGATATCGGATGCCTTTGATTTGCCGGATCTATTTTCCAATATCGGAAATCAATTGCAACAGTTCGCAGCCGTTGTCAAGGATCAAGGTATTGGGGAAGCTGTATCGCGTCTTATTCCTCCGGAGGTACAACTAGCTGCAGAAGCGTTGGCAATTACACTGACGGCGGCGACTATTCCTGCTATCGTTAATTTGGGATTGTCGGCAGGTATTGCTGGGGCAGGGATGGTAACGGGATTAGCTGGGAATCTGGCTAAAGTTACAGCGGGTGTTAGTAATTTCCCGGCAGCATTGACTGTAGCCAAAACAGGGATAGAAGCATTTGGCAGTAGTATCAAGACAATCATTACATTTATCCCGACAATGGGGGTGAAACTAGTCGGACTTGCGGCTTCTTTCGGTCCAGTCGGAATAGCTATTGCGGCTGTAGGTATAGCAATAACAGCATTTTTGGCTAGCGGGCATTCCTTGGAAGATATGTTTTCCGTTGTTCCGGGGACTATGGATTCCGTGCGGCTAGCAGGAACCGCATTGAAGACCATGTTTGGAGAAATAGGTGTAGCGCTTCAAAACTTAGTATCCGCAGCGGCCCCGCTTATTGCATTATTTGCTACTGCATTTACAGTGGCAATGTATGCAATTATTGCAATATTGAACGTATTTATAACTATACTGGCAACCGTACTGACGGTTGCGTCTGATATTATTACCGGACTAATTGCTGGATTTAACTGGGCATATAGCGGGATATCAGGAGCGCTTAACAGAATAGGCGACGCACTAGGAAATATGGTAGATTCAGTGCTGCCAAAATGGGCTTCAGACGGTCTCAAGACGATAAAGAGTTTTGTACAAACGGCTGTGGGATGGCTTCAGAATTTGATTACTAAGATTTTCCAGACGAACAATGCCTTGAGTAATGCCGGGAATAAAATGACCGCTGAAGAAAAATCACGTCGTAAAGCTACTAATGAAATACATGATAATGCCAGTAGCAGTACTAATAACTATGTAGCACCTGACTTTTCTCAATTTAGTGGTGGTGCGGATGGTGGAACGGCTGCATCGGGGAAAGGCAGTAAGTCTGGTGGCTCAAGGGGGACATACAATCCGCGAGAAGGCGCTATATATAACGCGCAAGCTCTTACTGGACGATCGTATGGTACAGATGACGGTCAGGTTGTCTGCACTACCTACGTTGAGAATGCCTGGTCTGGTGCAGGTCTTACCAATGCTTTTGATTTAGGTGATAAT